ATCTATCGTGGTTTCGTTTTTTTGTTTACATTCTGAACAAGGCATCTGCAAGGTAACTTTTTCGCCAACAGATTTAGCGCGAATCTTAATAAAAAGATATTCAAGGTCAAAAGTGGTGAGTTTATTGATCTGGGCTTTACCATCAGTACACGCGACTATCGTGTTGGTAATAGCAGTCATCATTTCAGTAGGATCACCACTCTCGTTTGCTAGAAGAAGAATCTTTTCTTCTTTTACGAGATATGGGCGATACTTTAGTTTTTTACCAGTTGAAGGGACTTTCAGTTCGTACTTAGGTACGTCATTCAAGATAGGTAGTGCCATTATTACAACTCCATTATATTATAAAGGTTTTCCGTTTACAAAGATTGATGATTTCTGTTTACCATTTTCTACTTTTTCACCTTTCCAGTTTTTGTATTCAAACTCTACTGTGATGGTGGTAATGTCATCGCCGCCGTCTTGCAATTCAGTTGATGTCACTGACTTAGGAAAGGCGCGATCAATTGACCAATGATAATTAGCGATAGCTTTATTGCCAATATCAATGTCAAGATCGAAGCTCAGATTGATAGGACCAAGTTTCTTTTCAAATTGCTTATTGAATAGAGGATAACTTTGCCCGCGCTCTAGCTGATAGATGTGAATTGGTTTGGTGTACTGATCAGGATATCTAGCACTAAAACTGTTCTCTGCTTCTGAATATTCTGGAAGAATAAACTGTTGCCAGCTTTCAAAGTATTCTCGTACTTTCTGATCATTCAATACACGGAACGTGGCTGATAGAGGTGTTATGGCGTAACCATGTACAACCTCTTGCGTCTGATTACCTAAGGTTCTCTGTACAGAGGACATCTGTCTTGAAGGTAATGATATCTGCGAACACAATAATCCAAGATCGTAAGCATTAATGCCTTTAATAGTAGGAAACTTGACAAAGAACAAATTGCCCTTAGTGAATCCTCCGCCTGAGTTGACCGCAGATTTAAACTCATCTATTGAACCTAGCTTAAGCATTTATCTTATTCCTTGAATCTTTGTATACTTGGCTCTTGTTACCGTTCCATTGTGCTGTTGGTAAAAACGTGGCAATTTCCCATTCGGGTGCTGGTACAACAGCAAATTGGCCTTCTACCTGACTTGTCAAATAGTGTTTGAAGCAGGGCTTAAAGTATTTCATTTTAGCTGCACGATTTAAATATGAATATTTAACATTAAACTTAGTGTTTTCATTATATCTTTTGTCAGTGGTAATATCCATTAGCCCATCAAGAAATTTAGCTCTCAACGGTATTGGTAAGTAATGTAGATTAAGCCCATAAAAGCCTTTCTCTGCTGGACCTACAATGATAACTAAAGGAAACGAATCCCAATACGGCAGTGTGTCTTTGTTCTTGGCATCATAGAAATACATAGCCATTGAACCTGGTATCGCAGAAGATGTCATTTGAATCTCATCTTCTCGCATTAAACTGCGCCTATTTACGCGCATTCGTTGCACTTTCTTGCGGAACCAATCACGCGACTGTTTAGTGCGCGGGTTGATACCAGCACGAAAGGCTTCTTGTTCTACTGTTTGAAATAATCCCATGAATCTATTTAGTCTTTTTCCTAGTAAAAGGTTTCATTTTTTTAAGTGGCTTCAACGCTTTAGGCATAATGCCCTTATTTCTTAATTCGATCTCTGTCCATATCTCAAACTTCCAACCGCGATCTTTTGCATATTCCTGTGCTGCTTCCCACTTGTTCATGTTCTTAACATATGTTAATGCTTCTGTCATATATTTCTTGTTGCGAACATTGACTTTCTTAGGCGCTGTGGTTTCTTTGTTTGGCTTCACTTCTATCAACGTAGTACTGCCGTCTTTCCATGTCACCTTGAAGTCCATAAAGTAACGATGGTACTTGTTATCAACATCATACATGTATGGTATCACAGTCTCTTCGCTCGACCATGATTTAATATCATTTGATTCGTCAAAGTATTTCATACAATGGCGCTCCCACATTGAGCGATATACGACCGCTGTAGGATCTCCTGCGTATTTCTTAGGGTTTTTGGGTTTATATCTACCAGAGTATGCCATCAAATCACTATAAATAACCTTATTAAAACCTATTTAGAGTAATAGAAATGGCAGAATCCAAAGATAATCCATCTGCACTGGATAGAATTACAGCAGTTGGCAGAGCAATTACAGGAGTACCCGAATTAGAGCCTAACACCAAAGATGAAGAGGTTGTTATTGCTCAAGAAACTGCTAATGACGATGAGAATCCTACACCAGAACAGCCGACTCAAGATCAGACGGATGCGAATAGAAATTTTAAGTTTCCTTTAAGCATTGGCTCTGAATATCCTGCAAGAATTATCTTTCGTGTTATAAAGATAGAAGGTGAAGATGTTCTTGCGAAACTGGGTATAGACAAAGCCATAGAGTCTGTTGATGCTGCTTTCGATTTTTTAGGTTTAACCGAAAGCAAAGCCGATGAAACTGTAGACGGAGAAACCAAAAAAGAAATTATTGAAGACAGCAATAAGAAACAGAAAGAGCTTGTCAGCTATCAAAACAACACTGGTGGCGAAACCTTAGGAACAATCACACTTCCTTTACAGAAAGCTTTGAATTACTCGGACGCCGCTCAATATGATACAGTAGATCTTGGTGTACTCGGGGCTATAAGTGAAGACGGTTTGCAAGGGCGAAATGCTTTAGCGGGTATGTCTAATGCTGATGGAAGTCTTCAACAAGCGATAGGCGGATTAGGTGCTCAATTGTTAGCTAAGAATGCGACCGGTCTTTTGGGCGCGGGCGCAGGTTTGTTGACTGGCGGCGGAGTTGGTGGTGCCGGAGTTGGCGCCATACTCGGTGGTGCCCTCGATACTGGCTTGGGCGGTGCTGTCGGTGGCGCTACGCGAATAGCGTCTGCTCCTAATGCGAGATCTTTGTTTAAAAGCGTTGGTATGCGAAAGTTTAGTTTTGATTTTCAGATGGTTGCTAATTCGCCCGAAGAACAAAAACAAATCAAAGCAATTGTCAAGATGTTTCGTCAAGAATTATATCCTGAAAAAATTGCTATAGGCTCAAGCGGTGTTCCTTTAGGATATAAGTTTCCTAATCTCTTTGAAATTGAAGTTAAAAATAAATTTGGTCAAAATCCAGGATTTAAAATACAGAGGTGCTATCTCGAAAATGTTACAACAGCATTTAACGAAACATCGCGAGGAATGTACAGTGATGGGCAATTTATTGATGTTAGCGTTGCGGTCACCTTCGTAGAAATTGTAGCACTTGATAAACAGAAAGTAAGGTTGGGTTACTAATGTCAAATTATTTTGAGAATTTTCAAAAGGTTCTATATCTCTTCGGCAATGAAATTACGCCCGTTGCGATGCAGAACATATCCAAATATGTCAATCTACTTGATGAAATAGGCGATCAAATATCTGCGTATATCGAATACGAGATCAAAGACTTTGATCGCCCAGATACCTTATCGTATTCGCTTTATAATAGTAGCAAATATGATTGGACTTTCTTCTTGATGAATCCTAGAATTCGTGAACAGGGCTGGCCATTGCCGCTGCAAGATGTCTATAAGAAGGGCCTTACTTCTTTGTATAAAGACTGGACAAGTAAGTTAGATATTAGTACTGCTGACTCTGCTGCTGAATTTGCAAAAATATATCCAGTAGGGCAAGAAGTAATTTTGGGTGGTAAGTTTCTGTATGTGAAATCTAAAAACGTTCAGTTAGGCGAGATAACCTTTTACTCTAAAAACTATAGCCCAGACAGTGATTTTTCAGGAAACACCTTTGTACAATATACAGATGGCGAATATCCACTCACTCTTCAAAGCACAGTGCGTGAAGCCTTTGGCACAAACTACTATAGAACAGTAGACAGTGACAAGGTTATGGATCTATATTTTCCTAAAGAAGGAGAGGTCCCTCTTGCAGTAACGAACTTAGAGTATCTGATTGCAGAAAACGACAAGTTAAAAAATATTCGAGTTATCAAAGCCGATCTTATCGAGCAAGTTATCGGATCATTTAGATCGCAGATAGGCGGAAAATGAGCAATCAGTCGCAATTCACTATCCTAGAAGCCGTTGTTATAATGTCAAAGGGCGAAGGAAACCCAGTAGAAGTTGATATTAGTGCTTCTATATTAGAGTTTCAAACGTGGGAACACATTCAAAAGCCCTACGTTGATGCTCGCTTGATTTTTCTTGATGATTTTGGTATGAAAGATACATTATCAGTGAAAGGAACAGAGCGACTAAAAATAACATTTGGTGATCCTCAGAATATAGAAACACCTGCGTTTACTAAATTCTTCTTTTTCAGCCGACTCAACGATACAGTAAAGCAAGGCGACCGAAGTGAATATATTTCTCTTGAACTTGTTGAGGAACATGTGTACGTTGATGCAGTCAAACAAATAAGCCGATCGTACACAGGCAATTTTGAAGATATATGTGAACTGATTTTAGGTGTTGATCTCGGTAGACCTGTCATTAGAAATAAATTTGAAGGTAGCGCACAGGGTATTAGAAAAGTAATTGTGCCTTATATGAGCCCACTCGAAGCTGTCCAATGGCTGTTGTCTCGTGCTACAACAAGAACTGGTAGCCCTCTCTATATTCACAGTACATTGTATAGTAATAGTCTACTCATGTCTGATTTAGACAGTCTTATGAAGGTGCCTGTTCGCAATCCGGACACGCCTTTAAGATACTCAAGTGCTATTTCTTCTGTAGATGCTCAAGAACAGAACAGAGCAAAATATTATAACATCATACAATACAATGAACAGAACGGTGATGATATGATGTCTATGTACGAGAATGGTAATATAGGTTCATACTATTCTAACATCGATGCAGGCACAGGCATCACTTCGGGAGATCATATATCTGTTCGTGATATCATCGACGAATTTTATAACAACAGCTTAATTTCACCAGAATCATCTCAGACAGTCTATGATCCTCTGTTAGAGATTCAGGGTACATTATCCGATGAATATAACTCTATGAATATCTTTCAAGTAACCTCATCTAATACCTACAACCAATTTCAAAGCTATCATGATGAGGCTTCTCTGTTGGATAATAACGACAACATAGCAGAGTCTAAACTAAAAGTCAAGAACAAAATCATTCGTTCTATTCTGAAGAAAAATGTCATTGATATTGGTATTGAAGGCGCTTTGATAATGGAGGCTAAGATTTCAGCGGGTGATAGAGTTCGTATGATATTCTTGAACTCTAATACTGAAGCTGATAATGGTGATGCGTATGATCAGATAGATAAGAGAAAGAGTGGTGATTATTTTATCTTAGCATTAAATCATAAATTTTCTAATGACACACACATGGTAACCTCTCGGTTAACTAAAATTGGCGAACTGCCTAAAGACTATTCCGTATGAACGTATTAAGACCTATACAAAAAGAATTCTACGGCGACGATCAACGATGGTTTCTTGGCTATGTTATCAATGCAGCACCACCTGCTGGTCTTGAAGGGCGAGTAAAGATTCGTATTATCGGCGTACATAATGCTGACACTGGTGAAATACCAGAAGCGGACTTACCATGGGCACAAGTGTTGATACCCACAACAGAAGGCGGATCATCAGGTATTGGTAGAATACCTCAATTGACCAAAGGAGCATTTGTCTTTGGTATGTTTCTTGATGGTATGTCCTCTCAGATACCTCTTGTAATAGGCTCTATGCCACACACAGAACTACCGTCGGATGTTCAAAAATTGCGTAGAGTAGATCCCCGAAATAGTGGATTTGAATACGAGCAAAACAGAATACAGAACGTTGTTATCCAACCTATATTTCAAGACGATATTCCTTTTGGTGATCTTGGTACACGAAGACTCCAATCTATGAAGTTTTTTATTGACAATGGATACACTGTTATGCATGCCGCTGCGATTACGGGGGCTTTGCAAGCAGTCTCTCAGTTTAATACGTATAATCTGGAAGAATCAACCGGTATTGCTAAATGGAATAAGGATGGATCTATTGGTAGTAGATATGCAGGCTTACTCCAGTTCTCACAGTCGTATCGACCACATTCTAATTGGAAACTATTTTCTGTTCAATTACAATACGTTCTGTTTGAATTGAGAACTAGATTCAATTTAGCCAACAGCAAATTGATTTCGACTAATAATATTAAGGATGCGAGCATAGTGGTTAATAAGTTTTATTTAGACAAAGGCGGCGTATCGGATCAAATTGCTCAAAGAGCGTATGAGGAAATTACAAGTGCCTAAAATATTAGATGACGCGGGCAAAATAGTTAACGTTAGTCAAAAGAAAGCGGACGATATAGTCTCAACACGAGCCAACAAAGCTTTGACTGATAACGCTGCGACGGCTACTGAAAAATTAAAAAATAGTGCGAGCATTGCAGCCACTTCAATTTCTACGAAGAATTTAGATGCTACCGCCGATAAAGCCATAGCAGCATTCACTGACGCCGAAGCGTCTGTTGGTGGGCAAGTGGCGGGTGCAATCGAAGGTGGGATGGAGAATCTTACTGCAAAAGTTGACGGTTATAAACAGGAACTAACTGATGCGAAGGATACAGTTACAGGGCTTCTGAATGGTGATACTACCTCTCTAGAGAACATGTCCACTGATATGATAAACGGTGCTATAGCGGGGCTAGCATCTAAGTTTGGCACCAAAGTTCAAATCGAATATGAAACAGATCCTGTCACAGGCATCACTGTTCCTGTTACAGCTTCGCTCGAAGCAGATCCTACATCAGGTGCAATCAGCGGGCTTCTAGCTATTATTACTGGTTTGGGGGCTGATCTAAGTAATCTAGATCCTGCCGCACTAGCAGCCGAGTTAGATCCTGCTAAACTTGCAGAGAATTTTAAAGGTGAACTTCAAAACATTGTCACTGACGTATCTCCTTCCGGTTTATTGTCTGCTGGTAAAGATCTAGCCGAAGGTAAGATCGGTGCATTCACCTCAGACAGTATTAGTGCATTAGCCTCACAAGCCATAACTTCTGTTACAAAGGACATTAGAAGCACTGTTGGATCTGCGTTAGCCGGTGCTGCAAATCTAAACAAGACTGTTAACTACACTACAATTGTACAGACAGGTGGTACTGGTACAGAACTAGATCCATTCACGTTTGATTCTGCTGTCAGCACTGTAACTGGTGTTGTAGGTGGTGTCGGATCTATATTCGAAACTGACTCGGCCAACTTTAATCAGGCTATGAAATATGTAGACAGCGATGGCAGGGCTGATATAGCATCACGTATAACAAAAGATAATGAAATCGTTCAGAACTTGGAGACTGCTAAGAAAGATCTGTCAACATTGTCTGGCGGCAAAGACGGTGCGACAGTATTAGCAGCAACACAACAACAGGTTGCTGCTCGGGCTGAATACAATAGCAACGCATCAGAATACAAAACTATCGTGAAAACACGAGTAGGTAAAGGATCTGAAACAGGTATCATACAGGGTCTTAGTACCGACACACTTACTGACGTTAAAAAACAAATCAAAGGGTTTGCATCAGGCATTACGGACGAAAATGTCGAAAAGGTTATTGTATTGTCACAGGGTGATGCCGCCGACGAAAGCGAAGCTATTAGAATTCTAACTGATGCCAGTGGTAAATCGTTTGAGGTTATTGTAGCATTTTTAAAGACAATAGATACCACAATATACAATGCAACTAAACCTGCTTTAACGGGCGTAGTATTTGAAGCGCCTTACGAGATAGGCTCATTTCAAAAAGCATGGAATAAAGGGCTTAACGATCCAGTCTTTCCTTATGTATCATCTGTAGAAGAACTTCAGGCCGAGATTCGAAACATTGGCAGAGAAATTATTGATGTTATTGTACATTGGACAGAAACACATACCAACAAAAACATAGGCAGCGAAGAGATTAACGCTTGGCATTTGAAAGCGGGATTGGATGGGATTGGATATCATTATGTATGTCGAAGAGATGGATCATTGCAGCGTGGAAGACCAGTCAACATAGAAGGGCAGCACACACCAGGATTAGATGCTGAAAGTATAGGCTTCGTGTTTGTTGGTGGTATTAATGCACCGACAGGAACTCCTAATGCGTCGAACTTCTTATCAGCACAATCGCTCACAAGAAGTCAGTTAAATACTTTCGATCATTTTTGTCGCGCAAATTACAAGACACAGCCCGGTATTAAAATAGTAGGGCACAATGATGTAGATGTATCAGGATTAAATGTAGATCCTGGTTTTGATGTAACAGATTATGTACGTACTCGTTTCGGTAAGGAAAACTCTTAATGACTAACACAGTTGACGATTTAGAAGGCAGAAAAAAATATCTTGATGAGGGGCAAGAAGTAACCGAAGGTGTCGCATTAGATGGTACTTCAGATCCTACAGGAGACTATCCAAAACGCGATTATTTCTTTGGCTCTAGTATTAACAAAGCCGCAGTTGGTTCAAAGGTAAATAATCTGAGTTTGGGTGGTAGTGAATTAGGTGTTAATCTAGATCTTCCTGAGCAAAAGCCTTCGCAGTATCCTTTTAATCAAGTACAGGAAACGGAGTCTGGGCATGTCATTGAAGTCGATGATACTCCTGGAGGTGAACGCATTCTTATCAAGCATCGATCTGGTGCTGGTATGGAACTCCGTGCTGACGGTAGTGTTTTGATATCATCTCAGAAGCAGACAGTTCAAGTCACGGGCGGTGACGCAACGGTGATAGTAGAAGGTGAAGGCAATCTAATCTACAAGGGTGATGTTAATTTACGTGTTGCGGGCGACTTCAATGTAGATGTAGAT